TTATACCTGGTGGTTTTTACACACCACAAACTAAAGCTATTCAATTTTATGCACCAGGCAGAGAGTGTCATAACGAAATACATTTATTTGAAAGAGGCGGAGCTACAGATTATGATTATAATGGTTTTAGTGAGGATGCTATTAACAGCACTTGCTATGTTCAGCCAACTGAAAAGGGTAGAAAAAAAGGTTGCCGTGATATTATTTGTTTAATTGAAATAGATAAATCACAACCAACATTTAGATTAAATTTATTACATCCAGAAACTAAAAGACCAATGTCTAATATGGCTACCGATGTAGATCCTAGAGACATTAAAATTGCAGCTCCAAGAAAAATGACTTTTTTTGAAAGTTATAATAAATATAAGCCTGGCAGAGTGCCTTCTAATAAAATAAATCCCTTCAAATAATTATCCACAACCAACACAACCTCCGATTTTACCTAACTGGTTTTTAAACTTGCCAATAAGGATTTCTGTGTTTACCAATCGTTCCAATAAAGTATTTAATTTGTATTATGGAACCAGTATTAAAAGACGATTTTTTAGATAGCATTAAAGATTTACCAGAGTGGGTTAAACTTTATAAACTTAATCATTGGTCGCCTTCTCAATTAAATTCTATGGATTGTATGTGGGGTTATAAATATTTATATCTCACGCAAGAGCAAAGAAGAAAACTTCCAATCAATTCTAAAATGTTTACTGGCGTATGCCTTGGCGATATGGGTATTTTAAAATTTGGCAAATACTTATGGGAAACTAAAGTTGGTAAAGGTTTAGTTAAAACAGAGATCCTACCCCAAAGAAAAATCTTTGATAAAATTTTAGAAAAATTTAATGCGTATGAGCCAGCGGATGAAGCGGATAAAGCTCAACACGATCAAGCTAGATTAGGTTTAGCAATATCATTTGAAACATTAAAAAAAGGCATAAGAGAAATTAATTTAACCTCCCCTATTGAGTGTGAAAGATATGTTTCATTAACTTTAGATGGCTGCGTGTTACCTACAATCGGCAGAATAGATTTTGAAGATGAACATAATTTTGTTGAAATGAAAACAAAACATAGAAAGAAAAATAGACCAAGAAAAGATGGTACTTCAAATTATTCATTACCTAAACTAGATGAAGGTTACATGGGATGGGAAGAACACGTTAGCCAGGTGGCGTTCTACTATTTTGCCAATGAAGAAAAAAAGAAACCACACTTGTTCGTAATGAATGAAGAAGATTATAAAATTTTTACCCCAGAAAATTGCGAGGATTTAAAACCAGAAAACTTGCGCAAACATTTAAACAAATTAACTATGGTTGCTAAACGTAGAGAACGAGTTTTAGAAAATCATGCGGGTAAGACTACTTGGCATCAAGATCTTAACTCTGATTTTAATCATTATTTTTGGAAGAACATGGGAGAGCATAGAGATATTGCAATGAAATTATGGGGGTTAAATTGAGACAAGACATATCAGTTTTAAATGTGCAGCAATGGATGTTGAAAAAGAATTTAGCAAAGAAAAATAATTATAAAGGTTTGCTCCTTGTTGTAATTATAGCCTTGTCTATCTTGGCAGTTAGCTTTGTTAAATATACCCAGAGTAATCATGCAGCGATGCGTGATGAGGTTTTAATACAGCAGTATTCTTTTACCTTCATTCAAACTCTGGGTATTAAAAAAAAGGTTTATCATGGGTAACGTCATAAACTTAATTTCACTAGAAACCTATTTACAAAAAATCAAAAAAGATGGTGGTATGTGGGAGTTCAAACCTGGGAAATGGATTATAAAACATTTAGAAGTAGAAGGATTGGCGCAGCATTATAACATAGAAACCAATATAGATTTGGTTCATTGTAATTTAGATAAAGAGGTAGCTGTAGTTAAAGCAGTTGCGCTACATAAAACTCGAAGATTTACCTCACTTGGAGAAGCCTCTCCTAAAAATAATCAATTTGATTATCCAGTAGCGATTGCAGAAAAAAGAGCTGTCGATAGATCTATTTTAAAAGCATTGGGTATTCATGGAGAAGTTTATTCGGATCAAGAAATGCCAAATGTAAAACAAAACAATAATGCCAACACGGGTATCAAGTTAGATCACGCAGATATTATTAAAGAAAGAATAAAGACGTGTACTCATAAAGCAAATTTAGAGGAACTAGGAAGTCAAAATAAAGAATTTTTAACTAAACTTAAAACACAAAATTTAGCAAGGTATGAAGAAGTAAAAACTGCCTTCTTAAATAGACGACAGCAATTAACATAAAAGGATAAATATATATGGCTGATTTTAAGAAACCACAAGATCCAAACTGGGTGTCTACATTTAGTTTGAAAAGAAACGCAGATAAGATAGCTGGAGACGAAGCTACTAAGAACAGACCCGATCTAGTTTTATCGGATAGTGATAAAGTAAACCCAAAGACAATGAAGCCTTATAGAAAGAACTTCACTATTGATGGTGTATGGATGGAGGCTTCAGCTTATATCCAGGAAGATAAATCTTTAAAGATTACTATCAAAAAAACGGGAACGGGAACAGCTAGCACTATTGCTACAGCTCCAGACGCTAATAGAGAAGAAATCCCCTTTTAGATAACTTATGGAACAATATGGCTTAACTCAAAAACAACTAAAACTTTTTAAGTTTATTAAAAGCTATATTGCAAAAAATACTGTGTCGCCATCTTATGACGAAATGAGGGTGGCGGTACATTTAAAATCAAAGAACTCAATTAATAAATATGTTAGCCAATTAGAAGATAGGAAATGGATCAAAAAATTACCAGGAAAAGCAAGAAGCATTCAAATATTAAAGTGATGACACACACAGATATATTTAAAGAATTTAATTACGAATGTTTAGCTGAACAAATTGGCAGCGATCATTATAAAAATATGAAAGTTGAACCCGCATATTTTATTAGTGAAAATAAACTATTGTTTGCAGAGGGAAATGTTGTAAAATATGTGTGTCGACATCAAAAAAAAAATAAAGCTGAAGATATTAAAAAAGCTATTCATTATTTAAAAATTATTTTAGAGAGAGATTATTCAAATGAGTAAGAGAATTGAAAAATTCTGGAACGGAAGTGCTAACTTTACTGCTAGTGAAATTTTTACTTCTGTTGCTGATGCTGCAAATCAAATAATTCCTAGTGATGCAGCAAGATATGAAGTTGATGGAAAAAGTGTCAGCTTTGAATTTGCTAGGATAAAAGAGGTAAGTAATGATAAACCATTACCAACATCTGGAACAAAAAATCCAGTTGATCGAGAAGGAACGAAAGTCTCTGAACGCAAAGATCACGAGACTAAAAGTTAAAAACGGGGGAATGTATCCTCCAGGGATTGCGGCTATAAGTAAGACAGCTCACTCAAAATTGATTGCTGTTATAAGTCTGCAAGACCAACTAAGTAAAATAGAAGCCTAATTATTTTACTTTAGAACTATTCTCAACTGATTAAATTCAGACACCTTCCCTACGCCTAAATGAATATACCAGATTGGCAAACATAATAACTTGATTACCAATAATAAATAAATCTTACCAAGTTGGTTGACATTGCCAAAGAGACAACTATATATATTGTATGGTTAAAAACTTTCAAAAAATCAAGTTCGCTACCTACTCTAATTTAGAGCAATACTTTATAAATATAATCCTTCCCCAAAAAAATAAATCTTCAAAAGTTATCGGTAAGACTTTGTTGGTGTGGGATAAAGAATTAAAAACACAAACCAAAGAGGCTGCGTAATGACTAAAAAAGTTGTTTACAATCACAAGCCAGATCCAGTTGTTTCAATTAAAGAATATGAAATTGATGAAAATGGTAAAATGGTTTTGGTTAAAATAAATGCTTATGATGAAGCGTTAAAATCTGATCCTTTACTGCTTGCAGAGCAAAGAATGTTACTTAACCAACAAATGGATAATAATTAATTTATGAAAGTTCAAGTCGTTACTGTTGATAGAGCTGGTGGTAAAAAGTTATGCGTTCAAGTTGTGTGGCAAGAGAATGGTAAAACTAAAAAGCAAAACAAAGAAGTTTTTGGCTTAAATGAAAAAAGATTAGCAGAAAAAAGCAGAAAATATTATGAGGGAGAAGAAGTAATAGATGCAGTAAATCAGCAAATTTCTTTTGAATATGCTTTTAATTCTTACATCAAAACATTAGAGCAAGGCACTTTAAATATTCCAGAATATATTTCAAATCAAGTTGGTGTAATTAAAAACCATATAATTTCAAATATAAACAAACCTTTTTTATCAGATTATACAATGGCTGATTTTAAATACACAACTTTACCTTTAATTTTAGCTAGCAAAAAGGTTGCCTGGAGAACTAAAGACGGCAAGGAATATTATATTAGATTAAAAGATGCTATTGGTAAAAAAACTGTCAAAGAAGTTATTGGAGAACTTAAAAAATTTATTAAATATTGTGCAGAAAATGGTTGGAAAACAGATTATTCAATATTAACTTTTAAATTTCAAAAGAATTTCTTTGTTAATTATACTCAAAAAATAACATGGATGCCTCAACCCCATGAATTATTAAAAGTAATTAATAGAGAACCAGATATTAAATTAAAACCATTATGGAAGTTAGCTGCTGAAATTGGTACTAGACCCAATGAAACACTTGCTATCTGTTATGATGATGTTGATTTTGATAATGGTACTATCGATTTAAAACACTCTTTAAGTAAATATAATGACTTTAGACCCTTTACTTTAAAAACGGGTGTAGAAAATAGAGATCCAATAATGGCTTCAGATGAGTTGTTAAATTTATTAAGCATTTTGATGAAATCTCAACTGTTTCCAATGACTTTAAAAAATGTTGTTTACAAAGATCCTTATACTGGAAAAATGACAAAAAGAAATTTTGTTAGAATATTTGATTTAAAGCAAAGTAGAGCTAGTAAAAAAATTAAACAATCAGCTAAAAAATTGGGTATTGATTGGCAAAGTGGAATGTCTCCTTTTAGAAAATGGAGTGTCCAAATGTCTACAGATCTTAAAGATCAAGATGGAAACTCTAGTTTCAATGAAAAACAATTAGATAAAAAATTTGGTAATAGTAAAAAAATTAGAGACAAGCATTATAATAAAAATTTGAATTTGAATGGGAAAAAAAGAAGAACTGCTATTAATCTAAATCAAATAACTGAAGGATGGTAGTATGTCAGCAAACAAAGAAGCGGAGTTACAAGAAAAACAAAGAGTAGCAAAAGTATTATTTATTTTGCGAACTTTATCGAAAAAAACTCAGACTAGAATTTCAAAGTCTATTCAAGTTAGTTTTCAACAAATCCAAAAATATGAAAAAGCCATGAATGAGATTGGCTCTAGTAAATTGTTTATTCTATGTCGTAAGGAAAATTGGGATATAAATTTATTATACAGAGGTGTACCAGAAGATATGCTCCCTTCTGTACCCTTGTTTCAGCAAGATATGGTACTAAAAAAGTTTAGAGAGATAGATGCCAACATAGAAGAAGAACGCAAGTTACAAGCTCGCTATGCTCCACTAATGCCACAATTAAATCGGGAGTTAGCATACGAAAATACTTTCAAAGATCCCGTTGCAGATCCAATAAAAAAATACGCTTAATAAAAATTAGAGGGAACTAACAACTCCCTCAAAGCTCTCTCGTTTACTCTCTGGTTTACTCTCTGATGCTCTAAAAGTGTTGTGTGCCAATGGATGTTAGAAGGATTTGAACCTAACAATTAATTAGTTTATTATCGTTGATACTAAACACTTGCAACCCCGATTAGTAACTTTAAATGTGCCAAAAGTGACGTTAAATAAGGGTTGTATTTATTGAGTGTTTCGTTTTCGACTTATCATTTACTCTCTGATTACTCTCTGATACAAGACGTGAAAATATAGAAGTCTGGCTGTGGCGGAGCCTGGTACCGCATCTGCTTTGGGAGCAGAGGATCGTTGGTTCAAATCCAACCAGCCAGACCAGTATATTAACCGCCTAGTGGATTAGAAGATTGAGCCTTAATTTCTTCTAATTGTAAATTTAATAATTTAATTTCTTTTTGTAATATAGAAACTTCTTTATCTAAATTAGCTTTAATCTGTGTAATAGCTTGCATATTGTCATTGATACTAAAACTGTTGTTTTCAATACCCGATAGATCTGGTGCAGTAGCAGTTGATAGTTGGCTAATAGTTAATTCCATCTTTGCAAACTTTGAATAGAATGCTCCAGTAGAACCAATCAATCCAAGAATTACCATAATTACTGCGATGTTGTCTTTAAACTTACCCATTTTTTAACTCCCTTATTTCTATTAATAATCGTTGTTTTTCTATGTTGATGTTGTTTAAAATATTATCTTTAATATTGATTGGATCATTATTGGTGTAACTCGCCAGGCTAATATTGTCGTAGATAGCTCTGTTATCAAACATCACAACTTGATTAAGATATATATCCTTACTCTTATAAAACTCTTGGTTGTTGTAGGCAGCTAAGTTAATATCGCTATCACTCTGCATAGCATCCAGCTTTATAATGCTTTTAACTTCTAAGTTTTTAGCGGTGTCTTTAACTACTGCATCAACCTTATCCATTGAAGCCTCTAGTTTAGAGACTTTAGTATTCTCTTTTTTAGTCTCTGTTTTAGCAGCTACCTTTTCTTCGGTTTCTGTTTCGGTTTTTGTTTCGGTTTTACTTTTACTGGTTTCTTTTTCCCGTACATTTGTACTCTCCTTTTTGGTTTCTTCTATGATTGCTTTAGCCAATGTAGCTGGCTTTTGCTTTTTAGCAGTAACAACACTAACAACTTCTTTCTTAATAGTTTGTATTGTCTTTTCTTTTTTAACTTCTTTAATTACTTCTTTAACTGTTTCAGTTATTTCAGTTGAACTATTGACTTTAACAACCTCTAATTTTTCGTTGATTTCTACTTCAATCATTGTGTTTTCTGGTACACCACTTGCATATATTTTCATGGCTATACCTTCTTCAATACCAGAAATAACATCCCAGATTTCACTCTCTGTTAATGGAATATTAGTAGTACCTAGAGCTGCATTAATATCGTCTTGTTCTTGTTGTGTTAGTGCTTCATAATCTTCAGTTGGATATTCAAATACAACTTCAGCACCTAGTAAGTTTGGCCCCCGTAACGCAGATGTAGATTGTTCAGCGTCATTACCTTGCCAGCTCCACTCATAACTGTGTGCGCCTAAACCATTATAAATTAAATTATCTGTTACCTTTGCTGAGTAAGCATTGTAACCAGCATCATCAACTCTAGTAGTAGTCATGGTTGCTAATACGTTACCATCTTTATCTTTAATAGATTGTGTTAGGATCATACTATCCATTGCACCACTTCGGCTACCGCAACCAAAACTACTGGCAGCACTTTCACAATTTTGAAAACTGTGATTTGACGTAAGCTGAACACCACCATTGTTTTTAGCTTGTGTACTTACATAGCTTGTACCAGCGTCATCCGTACCAGATATATTAAGTAAAGATCCATTAGCAGATAATTTCATATCCCTACTACTTTCAAGCTCTCCGTTAAATGCTCTACCACAAGCGTTGTCTATTTGTGTTTCACAAGTTATCGTAAATCCATTATGTGTAGAATTGTTTGTTAATACTCCCGTACCTTTGTCTACACCAGGTAAATCAAAATTATCTTTGCCAGATGAAGTTGTTTGAGCATTTGGTAATATGTTTGTGCTGTAAGATGTATCGTTTTCGTCAGCTTTTAAACCAACTGAGCTTGCTAACCAGGATAAAAATAACCAGAGTAGAGCTGCTAATACTAAACCAAATTTCATTTAGCTAGCCTATCCATGTGATAATAAATTCTGCCAATAACTTTATCGAGATCCATTAACTCTTGTTGCAGCATCATTACGATTACTTGTATTTCAACGAGTGTGATTACTACCCAAGTAGCTAACCCCATAAGTAATGTACCAAGCAATGCAATTAACATTGTGTTAGTTTTTCTACTCATTAACGAACCTTAATAGTTTTAATGTTTTCTATTTTGATTTTAGCTTTCTCTGCTTTAATTCTTTTTAATTCATGTTTAAGATACTGTTCGTAAGTAGGCATCTTGCCATCATATTTTTCGAATAATATTGTGGTAGCATTTTTCCCAATTTGACCCATCATCGGACACGGAGTATTGGCTGCGTATGCAGACATAGCTTTAAAAACTTCTGGGATTTGGCAAAGCAAACTTATAGCTGCTACTTTCATTCCCATACCATGTAATGCTTTTGATAAATTAATTGTCTGGCACACGGGATCGATAAAATGGCGTCCAGCCGATAGACCGATGGAAAAGTTTTGTACCCCCGCAGATAAAGCTAATGCACAGTTGTTCATTGTACCTAATGATGGTGCAGATGAAGTGAATGG